AGGTAAACCAGGCCGGCAGCACCGACGCCGCCCGCGGACGAAGCCGCGCCGCCGCCGCCGCCGCCACCACCACCCGGCGCGAGGCCGGCGGAAGGGCCGCCGCTGGACCTCACGCCCCCCTGACCGCCGCCGCCAGCCGCATTGCCGCCAGCACCGCCTACACCCGCACCGCTCGGCCCCAGAAGGACGATGCCGCCCTTGCCGCCGGCGCGGTTGATGGAACCACCGCTGGCGGTGCCGCCCGACCGCTCTGCGGTCGAAGAATGAATGGTGTAGCGCCCCGCGGTTCCGCCGCCAGCAGACAAGCCGCCAAAGGTGCTGGCACCGCCCGCCGCGCCGTCGCTGGCCGAGGTGGGGGCCGCACCGGCGGCGCCGACCACCACGGTCATGGAAGCACCCGGCGTCACCGCCAGCCAGCCTTCCACCGCAGCACCACCGCCGCCACCCTCCCCGGCATAGCCATTGGCCGAGGCCGACCCGCCGCCGCCGGAAGCGCCACCACCCCACAGCCGGGCGAACACCTCATACACGCCCGCCGGGACGGTGAAGGTGTAGGTGCCGGGCGTGGCCCAGGATTGCTCCACCACGCGGCCGCGCAGGATGGCCACCTGCCAGACCGAAGAGGCATCACTCCAGACATCCGCGATGGCGCCGGGCGGCAGCGAGACGACGCGGTCGATGGTGTTGCCGCCGGGGGCCACCACGGTCAGCGTGTTGCCGCTGCTGTCGGTGCGGATGATGCGGAATCGCGGGGTCACGGTCGGCAGCGCCGCGCCGTTCAGCAGGGTCAACCCGGCCGCGATATTCGCTGCCGGCAGGGTCAAGGCGACGTTGGCGCTGGCGGCGCTGACCTGCAGCACGCCCTGGTCGGCCAGGGTCAGCGCCCGGGTGGCGGAAATGCTGATGACCTTGGCGGCAGCCACGCGGGCCAGGCGTTCGGCGCCCTCGGCGTAGCCGGTCATGCTGGACGTGATGCCGGCGATATCGCCCTGGCCGCGGGCATGTTCCTGCACCAGCGCCAGGAACCAGTCGGGGATGTCGGTGGCCGGCACCGGACCGATCGGGTTGCCGTTGGTCGGATAGCCTTCGGTGCCGGCGGCAGGCGGCGTCGGCGGCGTGGCGCTGACCGTGGCGTCATTCAGGCGCTTCATGTGGCGTCTCAGCCTCCGTAGCTAAACAGCAGGATTGAATGGGCGGGCTTGATGCGGTTCAGGCGGCATTCCAGCTCACTGTTGCCCCAGACGCTCAGCGCTTCGCCGGCCAAGCTGCCGGCGGTCCAGCGGCGCACCGTCTGGGCTTCGGCATGCACCAGCCAGGCATAGGCCCAGGTGGGGCCATAGGCGGCGCTGCCGGCGCTGAAGCCAGCGCGCAGCGGCTGGTAGCGGGTGATGGTGATGGCAAAGCCCAGGCTGGCCGCCACGGCGACCATGTGCGCGATATCCTGCCCGCCCTGGTCGGCGATGCGGGCCGACAGGGCGGCGCGGCGCTGCGCCAGGGTGGGGTTGCTCGGCGCGCATTCGTCCGGCAGGCCGAACTCGCGTTCCCACTCCGGCAGCAGCTCCAGCGTCTGCGCCGGGTCGGCCTCGCGGTCCAACAGCGCCAGGATGCGGCCATGCAGGCTGGCAAAGCCCGTGGCGATGGCGCGCAGCACGCCCGAGAGGTTGCCACCGGCGTCCAGCCGCCAGCGGCCGGGCGGCAGCATGGCCTGCAGGATGCCGGCCCAGCCATCCTGTCGCAGATCCACGTTGCTCACGACCACGTCCCGGTGCCAGGCGTGGCAATGTGACCGTTGGCGAAGGTGACGTCGGCCGAGGGGGTGTAGAGGTCGAAAGCGTAGCCGCTGGCGGCGCCGGTCAGCGCGGCGACCTGGTTGGACAGGTACATGGTGCCGCCGGGTTCACAGTCTCGCAGCAACTGCTGGTTCCAGGCCACGACCATGGCGGCGCGCACCGCGGCGGGGATGACGGCGACTTGGTGGATCGTGAAGTTCTGCACTTCACCCACCGGCGCGAAGGCCTGGAACCCGTCTTCCGCCATGCCGACCGGGCGCAGCACATCGATGGCGGCCTGCACCGCGGCGACGTCGCCCGAGGCGGGGATGATGTCGTCGCGCTGGTCCATCACGAAGGCAACGTCCACCGTGCCGGCGCCGCGGTTCAGCGGGTAGCACCAGGCGCGGGTCACGCCCGGCTGCGCCAGTGCCCAGGCGACATAGTCGGCCTTGCTGCCACCCTGCGGCGGGCTGCGCTTGCGCAGCAGCACCCGGGCGCGGAGGCTTTCGTCATCCTCGGCATCCGCGCCGCCGGTCAGGCCGCCGCTGGCCACCGTGGCGGTACCGGCGATGCCGGGCACGGCCAATTGCAGGGTCAGCGCCACGCCGGCCAGGGCGTTGGTGTAGGCGCCGGTGGTGGCCGTGATGTCCAGCTCCGCCGTGACGGCAACCGTGGCCGTGCCGGCGGACAGCGTGGCATCCGCCGCCGTGGTATAGGTAGCGCCATCGGACCGCACCAGCACCGCCCCGGCGAACAGCGTGGTACCGGAAATGCCGGTCAGCGTGACGTTGCCCGTGGCGGCAACCGGCGCCTTGCGCGCCAGGCCGTATTCGCGCGCCTGCCGGTCCAGATATTCCGCCACAGCCGTGTCAAGGAACAGCTGCTTGGCCACCCAGTCCAGGTAGCCGTAGGTCAGGTGCAGGCCACCGGCGACGATGCGCGCCAGCACCCAAGCCAGGGCGCGGCGCACCAGCACGCTGGCGGCGCTGAACTCGGCGACCACGGCCGCCTGCATGTCGGCGCGCAGCGTGGCCAGGGACGGCCGTTGGAAGCTCATGCGGAAAGGCCTTCCTGCTGCCAGAGAACGTCGAAGCGGCTTTCCCGCGCGGTGCCGCGATTCAGCAGCACGCCCAGGCCGATGACGCCGCGCTGGACCTCGGTGGCCTGGACCGCGACGCTTTCGGCCACGCCATCCGCCACCATCCAGGCCAGGGCGTCGGCGGCGTAGTGCTGCGCGCGGTCCAGCACGTCGGGCGTGATCACCTCGCGGTTCAGCAGCCAGAGCCGGCTGCCGGTTTCGTCGCGGAGCGCGCCGGCCTGGGTGGTGAAGTCGGCCCACCAGCCGCGCCGGTCGGTGGTGGCGTCCGGGATGGCGTCATCCACGCGGGCCGTGGCGTCGCAGCACAGGCTGAGCAGCACGGCGGTGCGCAGGCCGGCTTCCGCGGCGAAGTCGCCAGCCGGGGTCAGCGCCAGGTCCATCAGGCCCGTGGCGTTGTCGAAGACCAGGGTGAAGTCCATGGGCGCTCCTACGGCGACCCGAACAGGGAAGCGGTTTCGGCTGGGCGTTCGCGGGCGGGAGGGTGGAACAGCGACGGTTGCGCGGCGGCTGCCGCCACGCGGCGGCAGGCGGTGTCGAAGTAGCGTTCTTCGATCTCGATCCCGATGCAGGGGTGGCCCATCTGCACAGCGGCAACCAGCGTGGTGCCGCTGCCCATGTAGGGGTCCAGGATCAAGCCGCCGGCAGGCACCTTGGCGCGCTCAACGCACCAGCGCATGAGGGCCACCGGCTTCTGCGTGGGGTGGGCAACCTGCCCCCCCCCCCTCGGCCGCCCGCATTGACGGACCGCCAGCCTGCCTGAAGGCGTAAACGCCGTAGCCGCCGGCGCAGAAGGCCAACTCTCCATCGGAGAGGAATGAGCCGAACGCTTCATCGTTCCGCTTGAGCCAGATAAGCACACTGCCGAGCGGCAGGCGGGCAGCGAAGTGGTGGTAGCCCCAAAGGACTGTCGGCACATCGAGGGCCAGCCATGGTTCAGGGTCGAATGGCTCTGCATCGCCGACGATGTTGGCGCCCCAGTCCTTTCCTCGCTTAACGCCTTGTTCACCACCTGAAAACCGAAGGCTGTTCGTATTCCAGGCCATCCCATACGGCGGGTCGCTGATCAGCGCCGCCGGGCCCGGCAGCTTCGGCGCGATCTCGCGGCAATCCCCCAGCACCAGCACGGCGTTGCCGATGCGCTCCACGCGCTTGGCGCCGGCGGCGAATAGGTCCGCATCGGTCAGCATTCGCTATTCCGCCTTCACCTTGGTCGCGTTGCTGTTGTCCGCCAACTTCACGAACTTGGTCGCGCCGCTGCCAAGCTTGATGGCCGGGAAGTCCAGCAGCGCGGTGCCGCTGCCGGAGATGGTCGCATCGCTGGCGCCGGTGATGGTGACGGGCGCGGCGTTCAGCGCCACATGCAGGCTGCCATCCGCGCGCATGATGATGGACTGCCCGGCCGGGCCGGGAATGCCCACCTCGCCTTCCGCCAGGCCGGCGATGCGCAGCGCCGGTTCGTCCGGCACCGCGATCAGCTGCGACCGGTTGCCGTTCACCTCGAACAGCAGCAGGTCGGCGCCGGCGTTCGGGCGCCAGGTGACGAAGCCCAGGAAGACCTCCACGCCGCTGCGCAGGTCCGTGCCGTTCACCAGCGCATCCACCAGCAGCCGCCCGCCGGTGACACGGCTGGAGACCACCTTGGCGCGCTGGCCAGCGCCGCGTGCGCTCATCGGGCGCCGCCGTTCAGGTTGGCGGGGTCCACATTGCTGAAGACGCTGGCGCCGCCCTTTCCGCCTTCCGGCTTCACCGGCTGCGGCGTGTAGCCCTCCGGCACCGAAAGCGTCAGGTCGGTGCGGCGGCCAGCGCGGTCCAGGCCATAGGTCACGCCCACGATCAGCAGTTCTTCGTCCAGGCCGTAGCGCTCGGCCACCACGCGCTGCAGGCGGTTGCTGCGGAACAGCGCGCCATCGGCGTCCCGCCAGGTGCCGGGGATGGTGGCCTTGACGGTCAAGCTGCGGCCGGCGGCGTGGCTGCGCTGCCAGTCGGCGCGGGCCTGCGCTTCGGCGGCGGTGCCGGCTTCCTCGGCTTGCAGGATAAAGGGGCGGTAGCGCGGGACGCGGCTGTCCAGCGCCACGGCGTTGATGTTGGGCTGCGCGCCGCCGCCGGGCGGCTCGGCCTCGGGGTCCACGTTGCTGTAGACGCTGGCGCCGCCGGTCTGGCTCAGCACCACGTAGCGGCTGAACCGCTTGGTGACGTCGTTTTCCAGGCTGAAGCGATGAATGTTGCGGCCCAGCTCCAGCGTGCCAGCCTGGCGCTCCGTGCCGGTGCGGGCCAGCACCAGGCGGCCCAGTTCGTCATCGGTCAGCAGCACGCCGCGCATGCGCGCCAGGTGGTTCAGGAAGTCGAAGGCGGTTTGCGTGCGGTCCATCGCGGTCAGCGGCAGGGCGGCGCCCAGGTCGGCCGCCACCACCACGTCCAGGCCGAAGGGCGCGCAGATGGCGCGGGCTATGGCGTCCAGCTTGGAGGCGCGGAACTCGGTGCCGCGCAGCTCCGGCATGCAGTCAACCAGGTCGCAGGTCTTGCTGCGGCCGGTGACGGTGACATGTTCGGCGGCGCCTTCCATCTCCACCGCCGGGCGTTCGGTCCAGCCGGTCAGCACCAGTTCGCCGCCCAGGCGCAGTTCCACCGAGGCGAAGGCCGGGAAGCGCTTCAGCGGGCTTTCGCCCGGGATGGTGCCGGCCGAGAGGTGGAAGACGCTGGCCAGCTGGGCCAGGCCGCGCGTGACGCTGGCGCCGGTCCATTCGTCGTGGATCTCGCCGCCGACATGCAGGGTCAGCCCTTCCGGCGCGCCGCGCGTGGTGGCCGGCGCCGGCAGCGGCTGCGCCGGCATCAGCGGCGGCAGGTCTTCCCGCGTGGTGACCGGCTGCGGGCCCAGGGCGTCGGTCATGGCCAGTACACGCCCTGGCGCGGCATCACGGCCGGGTGCGGCACGGCATTGGCGCCGACCAGCTCATCCGCGCGCGTGGCGTCCGCGAACAGGCGCTGCGCCAGCACCAGGCTGGGCAGCGGCGCGCCGGTGACGTAGCCGCGCCGGCTGGGCAGCGCCTGCAAGGTGGCGTCGAAGGCGGCCAGCACGCGGCTGCGCAGGCTCAGCCAGCCGAGGTAGAGGTCATCCGCCTCGGCGTCGGCCGCGGCATCCGCGCGCAGTTCGATCGCGCCCACCAGCTTGTCGCGCGCCTCGGCCGCCGCGCCGGCATCCAGCCAGGCGGCGTAGAGTGCCACCTGGATGGCGGCGCAGGTGGCGGCGTCGGCCGACAGGTCGGCGATGGCGGCAGCCAGGGCGGCCGCTTCGGTGTCGCCGGTCTCCGGCGCCGCCCAGGCCGCCGCCAGCAGGGGCGAGATGGCCCAGCCGGCGGGGAAGCCGGTATCGGCGCGGCTGCTGGCCACGCTGGCGCCCTGGGCGGCGGTGCTGCCGCTGGCGATGTAGCCGGACGGCGTGGCGCAGACCGCATCCGCCACGGCCTGGTAGGGCGCCACGATGGCCGCCGCCGCGGCCGTGGTGGCCGCCGGGTTCTGCACCGCCAGCGCGTCCTGCGCGCCGGCCAGGCCTTGCAGGTTCAGCCCGGGCAGGCCGACGAAGCTGGCGAAGCCGGCCGCCACGCCGGACAGGTAGCTGGCGCCGGCAGCCAGCAGGAAGGCGCCGAAGTTGCGCTGGGACATGACCAGCGCGGCCACCGCCCGCGCCGTGCCCAGCACCGCCCGCACCTGTTGCAGGGCCAGCAGCGCCGGGTCCTGCTTGGTGGCCAGCGACGACGCCTTGGCGGAGATGAACCCCAGCTCAAAGACGCACATCCCGCCATCCTCGGCGGTTTCCTTGTAGCCGCAGCTTTCGGCCCAGACGAGCATTTCGCCCAGCCAGGGGTGGCGCAGCGTGCCGGCGACGGCCTTGTCTTCCATGGCCGCGATCAGCGCGTCCCGGTCGGCCATGTAGAAGTCGCCCAGCACGAATCCGGTCAGCACGTATTTCCGCACGCCGCGGCCGAGGTCCTGGATCAGCGGTTCATCGCTGAGCGGCCGCTCCTTGATGTCCAGCCGGCGGCCGGTGTTGCCGCCATGGCCGCGCACGAAGAACTGCACGCCGCGGAAGCTGGCGGGCGCGCGCAGCTTGGCTTCCCAGGTGCTGTTCGCCAGGGCCGCCAGGGCGCCGATGGTGCCGCTCATCGCCAGGCATATCCCACATCAAGCGTTGGTGCGCCGGGGCCGGCGGCGTCGGTGGTCACGCGCATGCCCGGCGGGGCGTTCTCGAAGCGCACCGTGACGGTGCTGTCGCGCGCGGCGGGGGCTGCCGTGGAGGATGGCTGGTAGAGGTCCAGCAGCGGGCTGCGGCGCGGGCCAGGACGGTCGCCGCCGAAGCGGCCGGATGGCGGCGCGAAGCTGCGTTCCCACCAGGGGGTTGCGCGCTCGCCGGGTACGTCGCTGTCAAAACCCTCGATTGGCCTGGCACTACGCAGGCTGCCGGCGCGCGGCGGCGCCAGCGGCATTGCACGCGGGCCAGCGGCGGCGGCATCGGCATTGGCGCGCTTCAGTTCGATGATGGCCCAGGCCAGCCCGCCGACCGCCGTGGCGGCCAGCATGACCGGGCCGGAGACCAGCGCCACGGCCGCGCCGACCTTGGCCAGCTGCGCCGCAGCGCCGGCCAGCGAGCCGACCAGTTGCACGCCGATCAGCACCACCAGACCCTCGCCGATGCGCTTGAGGCCGCCGAGGTCATCCACCAGCTTGACGGTGCCGCTGCCGAAGTCCTTCGCGCCCTGGACCAGCGCCGGCCAGTCG